GGGCGGCCGCTTTCGCGGCCGCCTCTTTTTCGAGTTGGTCGCGCAGGTTTTCGAGGTTGCGCTTTTTGATGGCGGCCTTGATGCCTTCGACCTTGGCACGCAGTTCCTTTACGGTCGGCATACCATCGTTTTCGTGTGGGGAGTAGGGTTCGACGTCGTCGTCGATATTGAAGTCGTCGGCCTCCTCCTCTGTTTCCTCAAGCTGGTCGAGAGCTTCCAGCTTATGCGCCACTACCTGCTGCCTGATCTGTTCAGCGAGCGTAGGGGCTCGCTTATAGCCGAGGGGCGGTTGCATCGGGGTCGGGTCCAGTACTTCCTCCCCTTTGGTGTTGTGGCGCTGTTTAGAGAAACTCATTGTTTCGGGCTGGTAGCCCTTTTTTTCCTTAGCCATGTTGACCTCAGTAGATGAAGGATTGACCAGTGGCGGCGACGAGACGCCGTGCCTGGATACGGTGTTTGGCCATTACATAGAGGACGTCAGTTGCCGACGACGCGAACGTTCGCTCGGTCGGCACGCATTTAACGAAGTCCGCGTTTAGAGCGGGGCTTGACGCGAAGATACGGGCCATGTGCCAGAAGTTGAGCGTCGTGTCGCGGAATTCACCGGCGATCGAGCTTTCGGTCCTTCGATACTCGTCATACCGATCCTGATAGCCGAATACACCATTCGGAGTGCCGTGGGCGGCGTAGACCTCTTTATTAAGGACTTCCTGCTGCCCTACAAATTGAAGTTCTTTTTGCCAGAAGTCTTCCTTTGTCCGCCGGTTCCAGTGTCGGAACAGTCCGTTTGCGTAGATGGTTTTGGGTCGGACGACGAGGAGTGAGATGACATAACCGTGCTCTTCAAAGAAACGGCGAAAGCGGCCACTGCGACTTGCAGATATTCCATGCCCGCGCATCTCTCCGACGGGGTCCGTGCCCTCAGCTGTTTGCAGAACTTCACTAAACTGGATAGTTCCTTTTCCACCACCAAGATACTCTGGTCGCTGTAGACGGGCGTCCGAGGACCGAACTCCGAGGTATTGAAGGTACTCTGTGTATCGTGATCCATAGCGGGCTCGTGCCTCTTCATAGCGTTGCAGCGCGAGAGCCTCGCGCAAGGCAGTGACAGTGATTGCAGAAGCGTCAGTTAGATCAGCGTAGATTTTGGGGAGTGCAGATGCCGTAGCGCCGTCCATGTCGGCGATGATACCGCCGTCAGCGGTGAGCATATAGCCACCATCCGAGCCGAAGGTTACTTGCCCGGACGTGGTTTTGACGTTTGCCAATGTACCGTTGCTCGGGTCCGACGCCGCGGCATAACCAAGACCAGTCACCGGGGCCTGGGTGCCGAGAGGGATCGTGATAGCCGGGCCTTTTTGTTCCCAGGGGCGGGCTGTGGTGAAGTAGTCCTTTTCCCACATACCGGTCTGAAGTGTCGTGCTCGTTGTGGTGTCGGCGCCCGACGTGAGGTCGATCGTCAGTTTCGTTACAAGATCCTGATCGCGATACCATTCATTGTAAATCATCGCGTAGGCGCGGAAGGGTAGGGCGCTCACTTCCAGAGATGCCACACCAGTAGGTATGCCAAGATAATCAGCAAGACTTCCAATAGCGAAGCCACCACCTCCTGCCGTGATAGTTGGGAATACAGACGCATCCATTCCATCGGGACCCCCCGTGATAAAGTCCTCCCAGTCCTCCCAAATGAGGCGATGGGGGACGAACCAGTGATGAATGTTGACATTGACGGGATGCATAACGGGGGCAAGTAGGGGAGCGGCGCGCACAAGGCACGAGGTCGCTTGCTGAATGCTATCCCCCGCAAGAACCTCAGTAAGGCCAATGGGTACCAGCTCCCCCATGTCGCACGATAGCAGTTTCGTATTAGAAAGCGAGAACTTATTCCGCTTCATAGTGTTTTCCTTTGTCTTTTGATCCGATATTTGGTGAGCATATTTAACCTCTTTTGCGCGTTACTATTAACTACTTCCTCAGCAAATGACGACGAATTCGCGAACGCCAACGCTCGCAGAGGGTACAGTTCCTTTTTCGCCTCCTCCATAATGTGAGGTGGACAACCGGGATCTCGTCCCATGAGAGTTCGGAGTTTACGACGAAGATAGCGCCCGAGCGGGAGCTTGCTTGTTCCGTGTTGCAGGGACTGGGGAACGTCATCGATATTCTCCGCATGCTCGAGAAGAACCGACGCCACGTCATGCATTAAATCAGCGCCTAATCCAGGACGCAAGGACATACGTTGGAATTCTGGGCGTAACCCTGGGGGCAGTGGCGGGGCTTCTACTTTTTTGGTGACGTAACCGGCGATGTAGGCTGCAGCGGCTGGTTCGAGCCGGGCACATTGGATTGCTCCATATCCCCAGAGCTTTTTGACCTTGTCGCAGACGGCACAACAGTATTGCTTTCGGAGATCTGTTTGACCTCGCACGCACATAGGTAAACCGAAAGCAGCGATGTGATAATGGGGGCGTAGTGTGGTTTCACCGTATTCTCCTACTGCATAATAGCGGAATTTGAAGCCCGCCTTGCGAAGTCGTTTCAGGAATAGCTGGAGAGTACGCGGGTTTACCGAGCCATCTTTAGGTAGATGCTCATCGTCATAAGTTAGTGTCAGGAAGTTATTTTCAGCGTGTTGAGTTGCTTCTAGTTGTATCCGGTGGGTCCATATTCGACGTCGCCGGATGCGGCAGGGCTGGCAACCCCCACAAGGGTGAGCCAGCCCGTCCTTAACAAAGGGTCGTTCGCAGAGGCTCACATGCGCCAGCCAATGCGGCGGGGACGGGTAGAGCGGCGGCGCCGGGACATTCTGCTACGGCGCCTGCGACGGTAAGCCATAATTACCTCCTGATTGCTTTATAGCCTTTCCCGATCCACCGAGCGGCAGCCGGGACATAAGGGTTATCGGTCCAATCCCGAGACCTGTCAATTACCCACTGGCCATAGTTCGGGTCCCAGAAGGCTTTCTTCCCGTTGATGATCACGCCGTCGCCTTCGAAGCCCAATTGGGGCATGATCCGGTTTCGTACCATCCATCCGAACGTTCCGTACGGGTCTGCCTCATAAGCTTCCGCTAGCTGATTGGGGATTACTGGGTCATATCCTCCGGTGGAATTTTTGGAGAACTGAATAGACGGGCCAGCCCCAGGTACAAGGTCCTGCCGGTTGGGCATAGAAGGGTCCCGTTTGGTTTCGATCTCGAATGAGGGACCGTCTACTTTCCCGAATTGCTTTAGAACGTCGCCTTGACCACCGAACGTGCTTACTCCATCCGACGGCATACCCGGGCCACTCGTGCGGCCAAGCGCGATTTGAGACGCGAGGGTGGCTCTTTTAATGTCGTTATCGAGCTGGAGCCCTTCGAGCTGTGTAGACATGATTGCGTTCTGGAAGCCACCGATTTTATCCAGAGCGGGCCGTGTAGCGTCAATCGCCCGTCCGATAGATTGGCCGCTCTGTGCCAGAAGACTGAAGTCCGGCGAGGCTGAACCGATACTCTGAGGCGCATATGAATGGGTTTGAGCCCCCAACGCAAATAACGGGTGAAGACCAGCTTTTTTTGCATCCTCGACCTTCCACTGAATACCTTGTTGAGCGAAGTCGCGCTGTAATTGCTCCTGGCGGGCATTGTTCTCCGCCATGATGCGATTTTGTTCTGCTGCATGCGCGGCAGATGCTTCGTAAGCTTTCTTTTGAGCGTTCGAGCTGAAGAGATTTCCAGCTAGGCCTGCTACTGCACCGAGAATTGGTCCGATCATGATAGCCTCGCAGGGTTAACGACAACTAAATTGACTGAGAGAGTTTTGTCTACGTGCTTTCCCTTTTCCCACTCCGCGTTTACCCGCAACGCGAAATGCATGGAGCACGCGCCGTCTTGCAGTTCGACGGATACACGCGAGAACGTGAGAGGGTGTTTCAAATCCGAGACGCGGAGACACTGCTCCGAAGGGGTTTCTAATATGAGTAGGTATTTTAAGGCGTGCTGCAGAGCGTCTGCCAACAGTAGCGGGTCCAGCAGTATATCGGGAGGGGCTGTAGCGTCGGTTATCTTCGTTGCCGCTGGCGATCTCATAGCCTGTGTCATCTCCAAAGGGTGACAGGAATAGTTGAGTAGGGCGGAGCACGCTACGCGTAGCGAAGGGGTTTGAGTAGTTGTGACTTCGCGCTCGCCCTGTTGAAGTTGAGTTGTTAGGTGATTTTCGTCGTCCCATGGGTCCTCCGTTGGTGTCACCTAGCATAGAGTATAACAAGTAGAGACTATGCTAGGGTTTGGAGCTGTTCCGGCTCTCAGCGACGCCCGCCAAGTGGCGGTCGAGTGCGCTTCGATCCGGGCTAAAGTGGGGGCCTCACCAGGGATATCCCAGGGGCCGGCCCCGGGCGGGGCAAGGGCCGGCTCCAGGGATATCCAGAGCCGGCCGTCGTGTGTCACGTAAGGTCAGGTTTTTCCGGCTTCGCCGGGGCGGCCGCTTTCGCGGCCGCCTCTTTTTCGAGTTGGTCGCGCAGGTTTTCGAGGTTGCGCTTTTTGATGGCGGCCTTGATGCCTTCGACCTTGGCACGCAGTTCCTTTACGGTCGGCATGCCATCGTTTTCATGGGGAGAATAGGGTTCGACGTCGTCGTCAATATTGAAGTCGTCGGCCTCGTCCTCTGTTTCTTCCAGCTGATCCAGCGCCTCCAGCTTGTGAGCAACCACCTGCTGCCTGATCTGTTCGGCGAGCGTCGGAGCTCGCTTATAGCCGAGAGGCGGTTGCATCGGGGTCGGGTCCAGTACTTCCTCCCCTTTGGTGTTGTGGCGCTGTTTAGAGAAACTCATTGTTTCGGGCTGATAGCCCTTTTTTTCCTTAGCCATGTTGACCTCAGTAGATGAACGATTGACCAGTTGCGGCGACGAGACGCCGTGCCTGGATGCGGTGTTTGGCCATTACGTAGAGCACGTCAGTTGCCGACGAGGCGAAAGTTCGCTCGGTCGGCACACACTTAACGAAGTCCGCGTTTAGAGCGGGGCTTGAGGCAAAGATGCGGGCCATGTGCCAGAAGTTGAGCGTCGTATCGCGGAATTCACCCGCGATTGAACTCTCGGCCCTTCGGTATTCATCATACCGATCCTGATACCCGAATACACCATTCGGAGTGCCGTGGGCGGCGTAGACCTCTTTGTTGAGAACTTCCTGCTGGCCTACAAACTGGAGTTCCTTTTGCCAGAAGTCTTCTTTTGTCCTCCTGTTCCAATGTCGGAACAGTCCGTTTGCGTAGATGGTTTTGGGTCGGACAACGAGGAGTGAGATAACGTAGCCATGTTCTTCAAAGAAACGGCGAAAGCGGCCACTGCGGCTTGCAGAAATTCCATGCCCGCGCATCTCTCCGACGGGGTCCGTCCCTTCAGCTGTTTGCAGAACTTCACTAAACTGGATAGTTCCTTTTCCACCGCCAAGATATTCTGGGCGCTGTAGACGGGCGTCCGAGGAGCGAACTCCGAGGTATTGAAGGTATTCTGTGTAGCGTGATCCATAGCGGGCTCGTGCCTCTTCATAGCGTTGGAGCGCGAGGGCTTCGCGCAGAGCAGTGACCGTAATTGCAGAAGCGTCAGTAAGGTCGGCATAGATTTTGGGGAGTGCAGATGCCGTAGCGCCGTCCATGTCGGCGATGATACCGCCGTCAGCGGAGAGCATATAGCCACCATCCGAGCCGAAGGTTACCTGCCCTGACGTTGTTTTGACGTTGGCAAGTGTACCGTTACTCGGGTCAGATGCAGCGGCATAGCCAAGACCCGTTACCGGAGCCTGTGTACCGAGGGGGATCGTGATGGCGGGGCCTTTTTGTTCCCAGGGACGTGCTGTCGTGAAGTAGTCCTTTTCCCACATCCCAGTCTGCAGTGTCGTGTTCGTTGTGGTGTCGGGGCCCGACGTGAGGTCGATCGTCAGTTTCGTTACAAGGTCCTGATCGCGATACCATTCGTTGTAGATCATCGCGTACGCGCGGAAGGGGAGAGCACTTACTTCGAGAGATGCCACACCAGTAGGTATACCAAGATAATCAGCAAGACTTCCAATAGCGAAGCCACCACCTCCAGCCGTGATAGTTGGAAATACAGACGCGTCCATTCCATCGGGGCCTCCCGTGATAAAGTCTTCCCAGTCCTCCCAGATGAGCCGATGAGGCACAAACCAGTGGTGAATGTTAACGTTGACCGGATGCATAACGGGGGCAAGTAGGGGAGCGGCGCGCACAAGGCAGGAAGTAGCTTGCTGAATACTGTCCCCCGCAAGCACTTCAGTAAGGCCAATGGGTACCAGCTCCCCCATGTCGCAAGATAGCAGTTTGGTATTAGAAAGCGAGAACTTATTGCGCTTCATAGTGTTTTCCTCTGTCGTTTGATCCGATATTTAGTCAGCATGTTTAACCTCTTCTGCGCATTACTATTAACTATTTCCTCCGCAAATGACGACGAATTCGCGAACGCCAACGCTCGCAGAGGGTACAGTTCCTTTTTCGCTTCTTCCATAATGTGAGGTGGACAACCGGGGTCTCGTCCCATGAGAGTTCGGAGTTTACGACGAAGATAGCGCCCGAGCGGGAGCTTGCTTGTTCCGTGTTGCAGGGACTGGGGAACGTCATCGATATTCTCCGCATGTTCGAGAAGAACCGACGCCACATCATGCATTAAATCAGCGCCTAATCAAGGACGCAAG